AGCAAAATTAGGATGTGTGCATGGATACCATGTTTATTATATCTTTATGTATTTTGTAAAGTAAATATAGGCTTCACACATTAAAGGGTTCCTAATGGGAAATCGAGAGATGGGTAAACCCTGCCCAAATGTAAATACTTCGTTCTATTCAACCTAATCCGGTCAATAGTCTGTACATAAATGGATTACTAATAATAATATCAATATAAATTATCAATCATTATGTAAAGTACAAAGTGGGTATGAATCTGGCATGTCAGTTAGTACCCTTCAGAATGAGCGTAGTCAAAATATACGCTTTTCTGATCAACGTGAGCATTACACATACCACGTTGAATCTGAGATAGATGAAACTCGTAAAGGTCAAGATTCAAATGACGCTGAACTGGGTAACTTCTTCTCAAGACCAATAAAGATCCGAGAAATTGAATGGGGAACTGGAACTACTATGTTCGATTCATTTAATCCTTGGACTTTATATTTTGAAAATCCACGAGTTGCTAATCGTATTGCTAATTATCATTTATTACGTTGTAAATTATGTATAAAAGTAGTAATTAATGGTAATGGTTTTCAATATGGTAGAGCTATAGCTTCATATTTACCTCTATCATCGTTCGATCAATTGTCACAGAACATTGCACTAATACCTGAAACAATTGTACAAGCTTCTCAACAACCACATCTATATCTGGATCCAACATTATCTAGAGGTGGTGAGATGTGTCTACCTTTCTTTTACCATAAGAATAACTTATCTATACCAGATTCAAATTGGCAAGATATGGGCGCGCTTACTATCAGGAGTATAAATCCTTTAAAACATGCTAATGGTGCATCAGATCAAGTAACTATTAGTGTGTTTGCATGGGCAGAGGATGTTAATATTAATGTATTGACGTCTAGAGAATCATCAACTCTGTCACCTCAATCTGGTAAGGAAGAGATTGAGGAAGCAAATAATAAGGGATTTATATCCGGTCCTGCTACAGCTTTATCCAATTTAGCAGGCAAATTAGGTGTGGTACCATGGTTAGGACCATATGCACGAGCAACAGCAGAATTAGCTGCAGGTGTAGCTGGAGCTGCCAAAGCATTAGGTTATGCCAGACCTCCTATGACGGCTAATCCAATGCCATACCGACCAACAGTCG